TGAAGGAATAGGCTGGGTTCCCGAATGGGAGTAGGCACTATGTGCTGAGAATTCCTTTGCCCCTGTGGTCGTTCGCCGAAAATTTAAGGAATGCGGTGGCGGAATGGGTAGACGCTATAACGGTAGCTGCGGAACCCCGTTAATGAAGGCCCCATTAGGCGAGAGGGGATAACCAGCATGCAGGGTGCAAATCCCTGCCCGCATTCCGAAAGAACAGACCCGGCCCGCGCCTCTGCTTGCAAGCGTAACGGGGCCGGGCGATATACATACCACAGTCCGCATATCGCGGGCTGTTTGTTTTTATTCGGTCACCACGGATAAACATCGAAATATCAAGGTATTTGGGATATTTACGCCGGAAATAGTGGTGCTTCGGTCACCGTGCAAGGAGTGATCCCATGGAGCAAGCCACCTTAACGAAAAAGGTGTTAATCACACTTGACATTATTACGGGAGTTATTGAAATCGACCACGACGATATGAGCTATTATGAACTACTCGGTGCTCTTGAGGCGGCGAAGATGCTTGTAGTGCGGGACTTTATCGAGGAAACGGGGTGATAAGGTGATCTGGACGCCTGAACTGGATGAGCGGTTGATCCTGTTGCGAAAGAGTCTTAGCCAGCGGTCCGTCGCTGAACGGCTGACACAGGAGTTCGGCATCACCATCACCCGCGATATGGTGCGGCATAGGGAAGAGGCGATCCGGCGGGGCGAACACATCCGCAGTGAAGGAAACCTTTTCCCCGACTACGCTTACGAGGCGCACAAGAACTTCACCCACATCAACGAAAAACTGGAGCGTATGCGGGAGATATACGACACATTCGCCGGGAAAAAGTGCTTCATCCTCTCGTTCAGTGACTTGCACAGCCCACTTATCGACTTCGGGATGATTGACCGCGTGCTTCGGAAATATGAGCGCGTCATAGAACAAAAACGCAAGGATGGTTATACGGTCGTCATTTTGCTGAATGGCGACATTTTTGATTTTTCGCAGATGAGCAAGTTTGCGAAGGGGAAACATCGCGTCAACGTGAAAGAGGAAATCAAGCTGGCGCAGGAACTCATCAACGTATGTTGCAAGATGGCGGACTATTGCGTTGCTCTGCTGGGCAATCATGATGCGCGTTTGTACCAGTACATAGCACGCCTGGCAGAACGCGATCCCGAGGTTATCGAGTACATGGAGGAGAAGCTTGATCCGCTTAAAGAGATCGAACACAAGAACTTCATGTATATCAACCACATCGAATTGCAAATCGGCGGCATGGTGTTCGTTCACCCGTTCACCTTCTCGAAAGTGGCCATGCGGACGGCGCAGAATGTGAAAAACGCGATCCTTGCAAACCGGGACATGATGCCCGCACCGGACAAAATTCAGGGTATCTGCATGGGACACACCCATCAGATTGGTTATTACCTCGAAAACGGCGTGCTGTTGATCGAGCAGGGGCACGCTTCGCACGATCCTGATTACCGGTTGGAGAGGAAAACGGACCGGAAATGGGTAAAAGGATATGCTGTTATCCAGCTTGATGAAGAAGGAAACGTCGATCTGGAGGAGACGCGGGCTATCCCCTATGTTGAAAAGGTGACGGTGACATGATGACGGCAATAGAGTATACGCGCGAGGTTGGTCTTGCGTTGTCGTCGTCGATCGGTAGGTTTGGACAAGACAGCCCGTACTACGGTCGTGATGGCTGTATGCGCCTCGCCCGGGAATACGGATATGGGTTGCGCGGATACGCGGAAAAGGAGGCTGTGGACGCACTGCGCTCCAGCTATGGAATGATTTGCGTGATCGGCTACAGCATGAAGCCGCCGGTGGACGCGAAGGAATGGGTCGCGGAAGTGGAAAAGGCGCGAAAAGGAAAAGTGGTGTCCGCATGATTCCCGGCCTTGGCAAAGACGTACCTGTCTCCGTCAACGAACGAGGTGGCAAGCAGTCTGCGCTCCCATACCGTTTCGACTTGATCGACCCCCGCGCGATGTTTGCACTGGCAAAAGTGCTGCATATGGGCGCTGAGAAGTACGGTGAGGACAATTGGCGAAATATCACGGTACGAGAGCATCTTAACCATCTGCTGGCGCACGTTTACGCCTATTTGGCTGGTGATACGCAGGAGGAACACCTTGAACACGCCTTCTGCCGGGCAATGATGGCGGTGGCGCTCGAAAGAGAGGGAAAAGACCGTGCGGAAGCGTAAAAGGAAACAGCCCCACAAGTGCAAGGGATGCCCGTGGGGACGATGGGAAGGGTCGGTGCAGTTTTGTATGTGGCAGACGTGCAGAAAAGAAAATCCCGTTTCATCGACTGAAACGGGATTCAAGCGATAGGTATTCGCATATTCTGTCGATTTCGACAGTTGACTGGTAATATAGTGTTTTGCATACACCGCTGAGGCTATGCCCTTGCGGTTTTTTGGGACCCGCGCCAACCTGCTCGTGCAGGTGCTGGGACAGTCGTTCAAGTATCGGCTGTGCCGCGTAAAACCGGAGGCGAGGACGTTTTACGCCGCGATTCGTCCACCAGTCTAGCGTGTGGTGTGGCGCAAAATATCCCCGGAAAAAGTCTGCCTCTTCGCGCGGATCAGAAAACATCGGCATATTCCGTTCTTCGTTCCCCTTTCTCCCCTCGTATCCGTTCGTGATCATCCATCTCACATATTCGTGGTCGCGCGGAATTTTCAAACGCCATGATGGTTTTCCGCCCACACTGACGCTAAATACAGAACGGCCCGGCGCAATCGCGTCACGGACCCTTTCGACCCATTCTTTGCGCCGGGATTGGACAAGCAAGTATTCTCCGGATAATCTCGATGATCCCCACAGGAAACCCAATACCCACATGTTCATTTTCTGTCATCTTCCACCTCTATAGTCAATATACCATACAGGTTGAGCGGAGGCGGCAAAAGCCGCCAGCCGGGGTTTCACCGGCTTCTCCCTAGCCCTGCTTGATGCAGAACTTCTCCGCCACAACGGCCCGGAAATCGCGTCCGCTTTCGTCGGCCCAGGCGCGTTCCGCCGCGTCGATGATCGCCATGCAGGCAAGATCGTCCAAGTCGGAAAGCTTCTCGACGAGTGCCTCTCCATCCACGTTCCACTTTTCTGCGAGGCCTTCCATCTGGATGGAGTCGCCTACTCCTGCGGCGAGCAAATGAGCCGTTTTCGCGTCGTACAATGACGCGTTCAGCGCGTCACAGATCAGGCACGCCTCATCAAGCGTAAGGCCTGTCCGGCGCAATGCGCGCTCATAGAGCGTGTAGAGCCGCTCCAGATCGCGGTTGATGGTGGGGGCGCGCTGGCCGCGTTCGGCCAGTTCGTCCAAAATGTGCGGTTGAAGGTTTACGGATACAGATTTCGTTGCCAATGTGCATCACTCCTTTTTGATATTGCGGCTTCCCGCGAACGCCGCACGATGCGGCGTTTTCGACCAGGTGCCACCGTGGCCATCGTCAGGCGGGATATTTTCGGGTGTCGGTGATGCGGATTCGCCGGAAATTGCTCTCCGGCGTCATGTAACATCCGACGTTGCTCTCCGGCGTCCTGTAGCATTTGGCGTTGAGCTCGACCACCGTTCCGTCTTCCGCCACGATAGCCCATCCTTTCCATCCGTCTGCAAGGAAATAGATCTCGGTGAAATCGACGCCGGGAATGATGTGCTTACGCAGTTTGTCGGCCAATTTCATCGTCGTACCATACCTCCCGTAGATTTTGTGCGGCTTCCCGCGACCGTCGCCCGGATCGCCGGGCTAGGTTTCGGACCGGAGCCGCCGGTCCATCGTCAGGCGGGGTCGTCATACGGGAATACAAGTCGGCTCGGATCAATGCCAACCTTTTTCGCAAGATCGATGATTTCGGCTTTCAGGTCGTCATAGGATGCGGTTTCGTCTTCGGCTTCCTCGTCCCCGGTGGGATTTTCCATTTCCGCGTACAGGTGGTATTTGCCGCCAATCCGGATCAAATCGGCGGCGGTGCCGTCTCCGAATACCGGGCCGTCAAATCCGTCTTCCCGGAGATCGTCACAATCGAGGGGATCGGAGATCAGATAATCCACCGCGATGGGCCGCCCGCCGTGTCCCAGGTAATTCGATTCCCCGGCGTAATAATGGATTTTGATTTTCTTCATTTCGATCATCCTTTCGCCCGCCGCCTTGTCGTCGGCTGTCGGCCATGATGTGCGGTCTCCCGCGACCATCGGGGCCGTAGCCCCTAGGTTTCGTCCGTCCGCTCGGACTCATCAGGCGGGCTAAATATCGAAACGTCCTTTCGGGTGGTTTTGCGGGGCCGGGGGGGCGGCCCGGACCGTGTCAACGTGTCAAGCCCGTTTCCTCATGCGCTCGCGGTGTTCCTGTGCTCTGTTATACGCCTCCAGCACTTGCGGATACCAACGGTTTTGGGGTGTCACGTAAATGCGGTCTTTATCGAAATAGTCCGTCATAAGGTCGGTGTTGTTGATCGCCCGCAGGCCGGGGATTTCGGGGAAATGCGTGTAATCCTTCGCGTGAATGGTGATTGTGCCTTCCGGCATGTTTCGGGAACTGGTTTTCCAGTACCACGCACGGTACAGCTTGCCGTTGACCTTGATACCGTTCCACATAAATTTGACTTGCATTGATTGTCCCTCCAAATGTGATATACTGGAGGGGCGGAGGGCTCGGCATGTTCTCCGCCCAGAAGCTCGTCGGTGGTCCAGACCGGCGGGCTTCATGCGTTTATCAATTCGATTTCCTCGTATTCTTCGATGCGGCGGATGGCTTCGTCAACCATGTCGTCGATATTTTGCTCCAGCCAGATTTCCCGCCACTTCGTCATGAATTCGTCCCACAGTTCGGGGTATTTTCTGGAAAACTCGTCCCATTCCATATGCGGTTTTTCCCAGTTCAGTTCCTCGGCTTTCAGGTGTTCCACGAACTCGGCCACCAACTCGTCGCGGCCCATCAGCTCGCCTTCCAGCCAATCCGGGAGGTATTCGTTGCCCATCGGATCGAACCACTTGCAGGTGTACAGGCGAATGACGTTTTCGCCTTGTATCCAGCTGTTGTGTCCGGCAAATGCGGTGGTGAAGAATTCGTAAACCTCACCGTTTTCGTGCCGCCCGTAAAGCTGGATTTCTCCGCCGTGGCGTTGGAAACCGGCGGCTTCACGGATCGCCTCGGCAATTTGTTCGCGGAGTTGTTCCTCGTTGATTTTAATCTTTTGCATTTCGGATTCTCCTTTCCAGCCCGCCGCCCTGTCGTCGGCCGTCGGCCCGTTTCTGTCTCAAATGTAGCACGGACGGAATACATTTGCAATACGAACATAATGCGAACATGCAATAAAAGTTTTTTTATCAGCGGTGGAGTATAGGAAAATTATATTTTTGATGGGTGGGCGCATGATATAGTTGTAGTGATGAGATAGCGCCGAAAAGGCGCTTTTTGCGTTGGTATGACGAAAATGGTGGTGATTGGATTGGCAAAAAGGGGTAGACCGTCTGCATATAAACCGGAATATGCGGATCAGGCGTTCAAATTATGCCTTTTGGGCGCCGATGATAAGCGTCTGGCTGATTTTTTTAATGTGAGTGAACAGACGATAAACGCGTGGAAAAAGGCATATCCAGATTTTCTTGAGGCCATAAAAAGAGGAAAAGAAGAAGCGGACGCGGAGGTTGCGGCCAGCTTGTACCGACGCGCGCGCGGCTACACGTACGAGGAAAAGACCATCGAGGACGGAAAGGTAACAAAAGTCGTGGTCAAAGAGGTTGCACCCGACACGGGCGCGGCGATGGCGTGGCTCAAAAACCGCCAGCCGCAGAATTGGCGCGACAAGCACGAGATCGAGCATTCTGGCGGTGTAAAACAGACCGTGACGCACGATCTGCGCAGCCTGTCGCCGGCGGAACTTGCCCAGCTTGAACAGCTTCTTTCCCGCGCAGAGAAAAACGGAGAAAAAACGAGCTAGAACGAGAAAACGGGAGATCGTGGTTTTCCCGTTTTCGTCATTTTCACGGCTCGTTTTCAAATGCAAAATCGCCGGAAATGGCCGTTTTTGCCCGAAAACAGGATTTCGGCACGTTGACATATGTACCAAATATGTATTTTGTACAGATGTTTAACATTTGTTTATCACAACGAACACAAACTGATAAATCCCCTTTATGCCAAAATAAAGGAGTGTTAGCGCCCAAACTTGTTTTGGGCGCGGTAGCCGGTCGTAAGACCGGCGCATAAAAAGGCATCATCGAGACACAGGATATATAGAGAGTAAGAGTTAGGCAAACGTGAAAATCGCCTGAAAGCCTTGATATGACTGGGCGGAAGGCGATTTTTCTTTGAGGTACCAGATACCTCATTTTGAGGTACCAGATACCTCATTTTCGGTCGTTTGGTCAACGGATTGGTCAACTCAGTTGACCTATTTGTTGACCTATTTGTTTTTGGTCAACTCACTTGACCAATTGCTTGACTTATCGCCGGCGAAAGCGGGGTGGTAGGATGTGCGCGAGGTTACGCTGCTTGTTGACAGCCGAGGCGAACCGGTGACACAGCAGAAGGCCGAGCGGTTTTCCAAACGCATGAAGGAGGTGTGGCGGCACGTGGTCAGGAAAGGCGTGTTTACGCCCACAGAAGAGCGGGTGCTTGGCGCTCTGGCGGATTATCTCCAGCTTAACACCAACGCGATTGTGACGCCCGGCGGGGATTACATGACCATTGACGAGATGGCGCGCCAGACTGGCATGGATCGGTCGAACTTACGCAAATGGGTAAAGTCGCTCATGCGCAAAAACGCCATCGGCAAGTGGGTGTCCGGGCACAAAGAGGCGTATTTCATCAACCCGTATCTGTACCAGTGCGGCGAGGTTCAGAGATTCGTCTTTTACCTGTTCGACCAGGAGGCTGCTGACCGGCTGCAAAAGGAATCGAACGTGGTGCAGTTCCGGGCCGGGAAAAAGCGCACATCGCTTCTACAAGTGGCGGATGGGGGCGAAGAGATTGCCTAATATCATAAATCTTACTGCGGGAGTCTCCTTTGAGCTTGGGAACTACGAAACACCCGAGGAAGTCCTTGATGTTGTCGTCCGCATGGGGAAATACATTTTGGAGTTCCGAAAAGTTGCACGGATTATCTTTGAGTTCGAAAACCCGGATGAAGTGGTTCCACCAAAGAAGCGTGGTGGTACTCCATGATCTATCTAGGCGAAACCGTGAAATGCAACTACTGCGGAAAACCAGTTCCTTTTATGCTTGCCGTTACTCCAGATGAAGGTAAAACGATTGGTCACCAAATTTGCGTTCTTGCGCACGAAATGGGCGTCGTGAAAGACGCCGCCGGTGGAGACGATGACGAAGACTGATACCGCCACCAAGCGCCGGGGAAGGCCGCCGAAGAAGGCGAAACAGCTTCGAATCCCCTTTACACTCGAACAAGTCCGTTGGTGGAGAGCTAAAAAAGATTTCCGCTACCTGGCCGAAAATTACTTGCGCATTCGCACCAAAGACGGACGGCTTGTGCCCCTGCAGCTAAACCACGTCCAGGAGCGCATAAACGCCACTATAGAGCGTTTGCAGACCGAGAACAGACCAATCCGCCTTATCATCCTAAAAGCCCGTCAAATGGGCGTTTCGACGTTTACGGAGGCCCGCATCTTCCACGCCACGGCGTTCCACGAACTGACCAGCGCTATGATTGTGGCGCACACGGAAGATGCCAGCACAAACCTTTTCAACATGTCGAAGCTCTTTTACGACGAACTGCCAGAGTACATGAAACCGATGCGGAAGGCCTCGAACGCGAAGGAACTGGTATTCGAGAATCCGACGACGAATGCCTCAGAAAAGGCGAAAAATCCTGGTTTGCGCAGCCGTATCCGCATTGCTACGGCAGATTCGCCGGAGGCAGGGCGTTCGGACACCATCCACTATTTGCATGCGTCGGAAGTGGCCTTCTGGCGTGATGCCAAAAGGACGATGCTGGCGCTTCTTCAAGCCGTACCGAACACTCCGAACACGATGGTAGTGATCGAATCGACGGCCAACGGCGTTGGCGGATGGTTTTGGGAACAATGGCAACGGGCGAAGAACGGCGAATCGGACTTCATCCCGCTTTTCTTTCCGTGGTTCGACGACCCGACATACGAAATGCCGGTTCCGGATGACTTCGAGCCGACGGAAGAAGAGCGCGAACTGATGAAGCTTTACCCGCAAATCACGCCGGAAAAGCTCATGTGGCGGAGGTGGTGTATCCAGAACAACTGCGGCGGCGATCCCGAGCTTTTCAAGCAGGAGTATCCGTCGAACGACCAGGAAGCGTTCCTGGTGTCGGGCCGTCCGCGATTTGACATCGACACCTTACAAAAATATCACGCTCAATGCCAACCCGGGCAAGTCGGTGAACTGGTCAAGGTTGACCGCCGCATGTTCTTTGCCCCACAGAAACGAGGATACCTGGAAGTGTGGCGTTTTCCGTCGGCAGACAAGCAATATTACATCGGCGCGGACCCGTCGCGCGGCCTTGCTACCGGAGACTATTCAGCGGCAGTTGTGTACGACGACGATTACAATATGTGTGCGCTATGGCACGGTCATATTGACCCCGACCTGTTCGCTGAGGAACTATTCAAACTCGGCACGTGGTACAACGAAGCGCTAATCGTCGTCGAAGAAAACAACCACGGGTTGACAGTTCTGAACAAACTGAAAGAGCGGTATTGGAATCTTTACCGCCGCACCACGCACGACAAACTGACGGACGAGACAAAGCATCAGCTTGGCTGGTACACAAGCGAAAAGACAAAGGCTCTTGCGATCAACAACCTGGCTGGTCTTCTCCGCCAGCACCGAATCTGGACAAAATCGGAAAAATTTATCGGCGAGTGTATGACTTACGTGATAGAAGACGACGGCAAAACCAACGCGATGGCTGGTGCTCATGACGACATCGTGATGGCATCGGCCATTGTGCTTTATGTGATGGAACAGCAGGGCGTAACCGTCGCATCCATTCACGCACCTGAATACGAGTTTGACGACGGAATCCAAAGCAACTTTGTGCTGACCGAAAACGGTTGGCGTCACAAGTCGGAGCTTGTGCAGGAAGAGGACGACGAAGACGAATGGTTCAGACAAGCGGGGTGGTAAGGTGCTTGAAACCTTCTTGATAGTCCTGATTTGCGCCGTTCTTTTCGTCGGCGCTTTTTTCTTGGCGAGATACGTGGTCTTTCTTCAAACGACCCGCGACATGATGGCGGAGGAGATTGAAAAGCTTCGGGAACAAAACGCCGAACTAGAAGCCCGTGTGGTAATGCTGGAATCGGAACGGGATACGCGCCAACAGCTTTTGGATCAGCTGCGAACGGGCGAACCGACAAACGGTTGGGAACTGCTGAGGGGGTGAGAACGTGGCGGACGAACAACTTGAGCTTTTGACGCAAGGAAATCCCGAGCAAAGCGCGGCACCGCAGACGACGGAAGAACGCGAACTTGCGCTGTGGGTGCAGCAGCTTTTCCGCGAGTCCTGGGATGCCAAGCAGCAGTTGGGGTTGTACCAAATCTGGCGCAAGTGTGACGACTACAAATCGGGACGCCAGAACCCGAAGCAAAGTGAAGATCACCCCGGGAGCACAACCAACATTACACACCGGATCATCGAAAGCCAGATTGCCGACCTGGTGGACAAACCTTATTCTGTTGCGGCAAAGGGATGGGAGCCTGGAGACGATATGTTTGCCGAACAGGCCCAAAACCTTATGGACTTCATCCTTTACCGCAATTCGTTTGTCGAAAAGCTGAATACATCCGAACACGACAGGCTGGAACTCGGCACCACCATCATCAAAGTGTGGTTTGACCCTGACGAACTCGACGGTCGTGGGCTTCCGGTTTTCGAACCGATAAGCCCGGCCAACTTTTTCCCTGACCCGAAGGTCAAAAACGTATGGGATTTCCAGAAGGGCGAATTTGTGATTCACGCGACACCAAAACCACTTTCTTGGTTCCGAAAAAAATTCGAGCGTGGCAGATACGTCCAGCGGGAAGTGTCGATTCCGTATGATCCGCAACAGACGTTTACGGACGACCGCTCAGATGAAGTGCATACCAGTACAAGCCAAAAGGCTTTGCTTTTGGAGTGCTACCTCCGGGACGAGGAAGGAAAACTTTACTGCCTTCATGTGGCCAACGACATTTTGCTGGCGGACAGCCGAAAGACGATGAAGGACAAGCCGCTGCAACGTCGGAACTTGTTCCCTTTTGTGCCGATCATTTGCTATCAACGTCGCGGCACGCTTTGGGGATGGGGGGACGTTGAACTTCTCATGCCGATTCAGGATTTGATTAACGAATTGGATGACCAAATCCGCATGAACGCGCGTCTTTCCGGGAATCCGCAAATTGTCGTCGGCATGGGCGCAGGCAAAGGATTCGACTTCCGCAAATGGACGAACAAACCGGGACTTCGCATTCCGATGCGCGATCACAACGCTTGGTCTATCGTTCCGCCGCAAAATGTTTCTTCAGACGTGCATGTGCGCCGCGAAAAGGCATTCCAGGAGGCCGACCTTATTAGTGGCGTTCCAGATGTCAATCGCGGAGAAAAACCGGGACAAGTCACGGCTGCTGCGGCGATCATGGCTCTCCAGCAGGCCGGACAGAAAACGGTCATCCACAAAAACACGATGATGAAGCAGGGTTGGGCAAAGGTTCTGGAGCTTCTCTTCGACGAAGTGCTCACGCATTGGGACGAAGAAATGTGGGTTCGCATCGACGGGGACCGTCCGGATTGGAAGTTTATCGATCCGAATGATTTCCGGCGCGTACCCCGCATGATTCCGAACGCGCTGTACGGTGTGATCGAGGGAGAGGACCCGATCAAGCAACTGGACGACGAAGAAGGAAACATCATGTACCGGGACGCCCAATACGACTTCCAGCTTAACATCGGCAACGGCTTCCCGAACGACCGCGCCTTTATGCTGCAAATCATCACCGAATTCCTGAATGCTCGTTTCCCGGAAGGGCCGGCGATAACGCGAAGCGAAGTGCGACGGTTCCTGCGGGAACAAATCGGCGTCGATCTCGACGAAGAAAACGACATGCCGCAGCAACAGCCTCCAGCACCATTCGCGCCGCCTCCCGGCGGTCAGGTTAACCTTCCTCCCGAATTGCAAGCGGCATTACCGTCGATAGGGGGTGTAACCTGATGGCCGAAGGACGATACATGACGCCGCAGGAAGAGCGATTCTTCAAACATGCGATTACCAACGATCCGCTTGCGGCATGGTTTCTCGAAAACCAGTTCATGCACGGCCAAAGCGTCATGCGCCACGCCGCAAACAGCTACATCTGTCCCCGCTGTGAGGCAATTGCGCTGGTTCATATGGGCGGCGTGTTGTGCGGAAGATGCGGCACGTTTGTGCCAAAGGAGAAGACGCACAAACTGAAACAGCACATTGAGGGGGGATTCTTCCGATGAAGAAACCCAAACTTGGAAGCGGTGAAAGGTTCCGTCGCCTCAGCCAATCCATCCAGCGTAAACAAGGAATCAGCAAAGAACGGGCGGATGCCATCGCCGCAGCCATTGGTCGTCAGAAGTACGGAAAAGAAAGGTTCCAGAAGATGGCGGCTGCTGGACGGAAGAAGAGGTGATGAACATGCCTCTCAAACGCGGAAAATCACAAAAAGTCATCAGCGAAAACATCCGAAAACTCCGCCATGAAGGATATCCGCAGGATCAAGCGATAGCCATCGCGTTGAGTAAGGCGGGGAAATCGAAACGAAGCAAAAGGAGGTGATACCATTGGCGACCTATGGTAAAGTGGTTGGACCCGGCGGATCGTCGAAAAGCGCAAAAAGCGTTGGTTGCAAAAGCGTCGGACCCGGCGGCGTTGCGGGAAGCAACGTATCGTACACCACGAAACGGGGGTATGAAGAAAACCGTACCGCAGGGATGCGGACGACGTACAAGGAGACGGGGAGACCCGGCAAAACGAGCAAATAACGATTTTACAAGGCGTCTCAAACGGGGCGCCTTTTCTATTGCCCATTTTGCGGGATGACAGGGTGAACAGCACTCACGGGCGTATGCGTGGGATGCCGCCACGAAATAAGGAAAGGGGATTTGTATGCCTGACAATCAGCAAATTACTACGCTGGAAGAGTTCCGGCGTACAAAAATCTCGGGCGTAGACCTGTATGCGGAAGAACAGCAACAGGTTGGGGAGGATGCCGCTCCCGAAGAGGAGGTGTCCGCGTCGGAGGAAGAACAAACAGCGGACGAAGTGCAAGAGGTTGACGATGGTGCCGAAAAGGCCGGCGAACAAGAAGGTGAGGAAAAGGAGGAAGAGGACGAAGAACCTCTTCCAAAAGAACAACGTAACGCCTTTTACAAGCGCGTACAACGCGAAAGGAAGAAGGCTTATGAAGAGGCGTTGCAAAAGGTTCGCCAGGAACTTGAAGCACAGTACAACCCGTATAAAGCGTTTTTTGACCGCCTCGGAATCAAACCTGAAGACGCACTTCGCCATCTGGAAGAGCAAAACTTGATTCAAGAGGCAAGGGCTCAGGCAACGCGCGAAGCGCAAGTGTTAGCAGACCGTTACGGATGGACCGACGAGGAAACGCAACGATGGATCGATGAGCAGGCCAGAATCATCGCAAAACAAAGGCAACAAGAAGAAGAAATACGCGAGCTTCGCGTTTCGGTGCGAATCAACGAGCTTTCCGATTCTGGTGAGTATCCCGGCATTAAAAACATGAAAAGCGCGATCCTCGACTTCATTCGTCGGAACCCCTATGCGACCGTCGAACAAGCCTATTGGGCGGTCGGCGGCCCGCAACTTATCAAGCAGTTCAAGCGAGAATCCGAACAGAGAGAGGCGGCCAAGCGTTCTCAGACGAAACGCGTCGTTCTGACGGGCGCGGACCAAGGTGACATGAACGGACCGGAACCGCTTCCTCCGGAGGTGGTAAGGTTCATGAAAGAAACCGGACTTAGCGAAAGCGAAATCCGGTTTTTGCTTAGCGACAAAGTTCCCAAAACCATCGACGAGTATCGAAAGATCAAAGGGAGGAGATGACGAATGGCCCGCTACATTCGGACGATCAGCGGCTACAACGAGCCGATTGCCAAGGAGTGGCGTGTTGCCGCGAGCAAGACCATCAAAGAAGGCGACATTGTGGAGCTTGACGCGACAAGCCGGTATCTCCAACCTGCCTCGGCAGGTTCCGAGACGATTGTTGGCGTTGCGCTCGAATCCATCACGACCGGCGCGCAAGTCACGCCGAAGGACAAGATCAAAATCATTCCGGCCACGGGTTGCGTGTTCCGCGTGAAGTTCACGGGTTCCGTGAAAACCACGCTGGCGGATACGGACCTTGCTACGACCCAATTTGATCTTGCCGACGCACAGACGATTGACCTTGACGACACGACGGACGGTATGTGCCGTGTGGTCGGTTATGACAACAATCTCGGCTATGCGGATATTATCATCGACGATGCCAATGTCGTGAAAATCGGCTAAGAGGGGGTTGAAAAGCTATGATGAACACCGGACAATTTCAAGACCTTTACACCAAACGAATTGACCTCGCCTTCTTCGAGGGATGGGACGAGGTTCCCGAGCAGTGGAGCCGCATCTACAAATCCCAAGACGTGAAGACAAACAACTTCACGACGCAAATCATCGCCGGTCTCGGAGCCTGGGAAGAATCCACCGAGGGCGGAAACCCGAACGAAAACCGCTTCAAGCTCGGCCCGATGATTGTGCAAAAAGGTCTGATCCACAAGACGGAAGTCACGATGACCCGGGAGCAAATCCAGGACCAGCTTTACGACGAAGTGGCGAACATGGCAAAAGACGCCGGTCACGCTGGCCGGGAAGCGGTCGAGGATTTGGCTGCGCGGTATTTGGAGGAAATGTACACGAATGCTGCCGGAACGGGTTACGACGGACAGCCTATCTTCTCCAACGCACACCCCAACTACGGCGACAAAGGTGGAACGCAGAGCAACCTTGCTTCCGGCGCACTGAGTGACCAAAAATTGAAAGAAGCAATCATCCTGTTCCGCAAGCAGCGCGATGAAAACGGAAAGAAAATTTCTTCGATCCCGACCAAGTTGGTCGTGCCTCAATCGCTCCAATTCACGGCTGCGACGATTCTGCAATCGGCGCTGGTTGCGGGTGGCAACAACAACGATAAGAACGTGCTTCCGAATCTGGAACTTGTCGTGAGCGACTATTGGGATGTGTACACGCAAGTGCGTTGGTTCCTGCAAGGGCCGCGCCATCAACTGTATATGTTCTGGTGGAACAAGCCGGAGTTCCAGCGTTACCCCATCATGAACAAGAACGGTTCGTGGTCGTGGCTTGGTTACTTCCGTGCGGCCCCGCGCGCCACGAACTGGCGTCACCTGGTCGGCAGCCCGGGAAGCTGATGAAAACCAAAATGCGGCGGATTGGGTTCTCCCCCTTTCCGCCGCACCTGCTTTAATGGGGTGAAATCATGGACCACTTCGAGGGTGTTATTCCCGACGAACGGTGGAAAAACGAACTTTTGCGTGAAGTGAGAAAGCAAACTGAACTTTTGGAAACGCTAGTTCAACTTTTAAATAACCAGGGGCAAAAAGCGGAAGAAAATGTTTCGGTTCAAACAACGAGAAAACCAGGAAGACGAAAAAAGGCGGTGGGAACGAAATGATTATCACACAACCTTCGGTGTTTGACGCATACGAGGTTACGCCTAGTGACACCACAGACCTTCCCGGCGGACCGACGAAAGCGATCTATCTAGGAGATTCGTCGGCTGTAGATGTGAACGTCGTCATGCAAGGCGGACAGACGGTGAAATTTGAAAACTTGCAGCCCGGCGTGATCCATTACCTTGCCGTGAAGCGGGTTCTCAGCACCGATACAACGGCCACAAAGATAATCGCTTTATACTAAGGCGGTGAGGGCAAATGCCCATGCAAAAGGTTAACGAAATCATCAGCAAAAACATTGACGGATTTATCACCAAAATCAAAGCTTGGCAAGGCACGATGTATAACGTTAAGGAATACGGTCTTGTGGGGGATGGTGTTACCGACGATACGGCTGCCCTGCAGGCTCTTATCAACCTCGCAATCTCGGAGGGGAGAAAGACGATTTTCTTTCCTCCTGGAACATATTACGTGACTTCTCTTGTCAACGATGACAAGGTTTTCTTCGTCGGTGACAACGCCACCTTTACTGGAGGATACACGGGTGTAATCAACCAGTTTGGCGGAGGCGAACTAAATCAAAACGCTTTCAGCAAAGTAAACGACTTGGAAGCAGACAATCCGACCGACGCTCTCACTATTGCTGGTGGTGTTGGAATTACGGTCAGCACGAATCCGAACACGAATACCCTCACCATCACGTCTACCGGAACGGCAACGCCGGGGGCGCACGGTTCCGCACACACCGAATTCGGTGCCGACCCGATTCCGAACGCGACTCCGACGGAAGGTGGGCTGATGTCGGCCAAAGATAAGGCGAAACTGGACAGCTTCTGTGTGAGCGTAAAAGACTTTGGATCGGTAGGCGATGGTGTTGCCGATGACACCACCGCATTCCAAAGCGCATTTGACGCTGTTCGCGATGCTGGCGGGGGTACTGTATTCATTCCCAAGGGAACCTACTGCATTTTTGATACGCTGCGCATCCACGCCAATACAACCATTTGGCTGGATGATCACGCTGTTATCAAACGGTGCTTCCCTCGGGTTCTGTTTGTGAATGGTGAACTTGGAAATGCGGAATACGCAAGCGGCTATGACGGGGACGGGAATATCTTCGTTCGCGGTGGCACCATCGACCTGAACGGCTCCGAATATCAACCCGATCCGCCTACTGCTCACGGGGGAACCGCTTTTTCTTTTGCGCATGCTGAAAACGTCAGGTTCGAAAACATCAGATTCGTGAACGTGTACAATGACCATTTCATCGAGATCAATTCGAGCAAAAACGTAAGGATTATCAATTGCACGTTTGCAGATGGCATTGTCGCAGGAACCAGTCTCTATGAGGCCGTTCAGATTGATCTTGCCCAAGATGGTGCCTTCCCTCACTTCGGCGCATACGATCTTACTCCATGCGAGGACGTTCTGATTTTTGGATGCGCCTTCGAAGACGTCCACAGCGGGGTTGGATCGCATCTGACAGTTTTGGATGATGGTGAGCAGGTTCTGCACAAAAATATTAGGGTTATAGGCAATGTCATCCAAAATACAACCAATATTGGCGTCCGCGCCGAGAACTGGAACAGGGCAATTATCTCCCACAATCAAATTCAGCAGACTGGTGCACACGGAATCGGCGTGTACGCATCCCAGGAAGTGTCAGTATCGGGAAACGAAATTGACACGACCGCCCAACATGGCATCTTAGCCACTTTAGTTACGGTTGACGAGGAAGATATCGGGTCTACTGAGGTAATGATTACCAGCAATGTTATCAAAAACGTCGGACAAGCTGGTGTCCGCGGCGTCACATCGAATAACCTGGTTATACGTGACAACCAGATTTTCGGTGCCGCTCAGCGCGCGATTTATTGCGACCAGACCATCACTGATCTGTTAGTTTATAACAACTACATCGAAGGAGCTTCCGTATCAAATAATGGACAGTATCCGGCCCTCGATATTCGCGATAGCGAAAGAACACGGGTAATCGGGAACGTGGTGAGACAGGGCTCATATGAAAACACATACAGCTATGCCCTGAGCGTACCGAACACCAATACGGGTCTGGTCGAGTACGACAACTACTTCGAAGCGGGCACAAGCGGAAAAATCAACAATTCCGGGACGCTGTCCGCGATCAATCGGGAAGTGATGCTTACAAATCTCATCAGTGTGGCTTCTGGTCCTGTCACTTTGTTGGACGATATTACCAAATACAGATACATTATTGTTGCAACAGGCAGCGTGTCCAGCGGGGGGTTGCGTCACGAAATCGCAAGAGGGTGGTTCTCTACCGGTTTCCGCCCGGGAACAGATTTCATAAACGTACAAACCAACAATGGCAAATTCATTGCAAGCGTTGATACACCAACGCAAATCACAATTACAACGGCTGATGATCCGTTGCGGTATATTATCGGCGTTCTGTGACAGCTCTGCCTGACGCGGGGCCTTATATTTTGCAAAAGGGAGCGGATAAAATGCCACTTACTGTTGATCGTCCGGGAGAACCTGTTGTGATTAAAGGGGTAACGTACCTCGGCAAAGGGAAATTCTCTTTAGCCGATGGCGCAGTTTTGCACAACGTCAAGTATGTCAAAGACGACGGTGAATCCCAAATGAGTGACCAGCAAATTGAAATTCATGTCAGCAGAATTGCGCACATGATTAAGGTATTGAAAAAGGCCGGAATCCAGGTTGAAATCCGGCCGGAAGGGGTGAGGTGGAGACGAGACTAAACTGTTTCGTCTCCAACAAATCCACCATCAGGTAAAATGGCTCTCATACTTACGCGGGGCTTTTTTGATTGGGGGTGATGCGATGCCCACCGCACAGCAAATTCTAAACGACATTGATCTTCGTTACCGAAATACGTTTTCTGTGGCGCAAAAACTGGTGTGGATGAACGAAGAACAACGTGAACTTTTCGATGTTCTGGAGATTGATTCTCCTCCGTACGCTTTCAAAACGGTTGAGGGGGTAAATTTCTACCCCCTCCCCGATGACTTTGACGTGACCAAAATCAAAACGGTGACGTACCAGGTGAGCGACGACGATCCAGAATGGCGGGAACTTCCCTTTTATCGCAACGATGACAGACAATTTGCAACGAATGGTCCGTGGTACACCATTGTTTCCAACTCTTTTTACCTTCATGTTCCAGATGGAGTGCCGGACAATCGTTTGGTGTACATTTATTACGACAAGGACCCAACAGAAGTGACGGAAGATAACCTGGATCATCCGGTTGATTTGCCGGCAAAGTACCATGAACTCTTGAAGCTGGGAGTCCTAAAACGTATTGCGGCGGCTAGAAAAGACGTTCTCATGTACAACAATTACAACGCTGACTATGAACAAAAACTGGCCGACATTTTGTGGCTCAGAAAGATGAAGGAACCCGAGTGGAACCAACCCATTGACATGATGCCGAAGTTGGGAGGATTTCACCACTACGTTCCCGCAAAGTTTATCTGGTGAGGTGTCCTAAATGGCATTTTGGCAACATCTCCCGGCGTCTTTGGACCTTCGCCGGGCCAACAACTTTTCTCTTGCGCTCGAAACGGGCATTAGCCCGTTTTTTGTGGATGAAAACTGCATGGTGGATGGATACGGATGGGATTTTGATGCGTATCCTGCGCTGCAAACCAGAAAGGGAAGAACAGCGCACGGGTCCAGTGGAAACGCCATTACAAGGCTCCTCACCAACTTCGGGAACGTACACCTTGTTCGTGCTGTCGGTACGACGTTGCAATACAACCCATCTGGCACGACATGGACCAACATCGCAACAGGCTTGACGAATACTGATTGGGACGCCACCAACTTTGACATTAGTGGTCCTGCGCTCATCTTGACCAACGGCGTGGATACGCCACGTTATTGGAACGGTTCCACTCTGAATCAAATTTCCGCCATGCCCAAAGGGAAATACGTCACCGCCGATAACCGCCGCGTTTATACGGCCGGCGTGGCTGGAGACGAGGACGTGATCTTCTACTGCGCTTTTCAAAATGCGCTTGATTGGACCAGCCCCCAAAACAGTGGTGCTGTTCAGTTTTACACGGCCAACGGCGGTCCAATCACCGGCCTTTATGCATATGCCGGACAGGTGTGGGCGTTCAAAAGGGATTCGTACTGCGTCATCTTCCACACCGGGGACGCGCGGGTAACGCACCGCTTGGTGGAGGGGTCCAACAACATCGGATGTGTCAGCTACAAGACGATCAAAGAGGTAGGGGACTACCTCTTTTGGCTCGGTGAATCCGAAGTTTATGTTGCCGCTGGTGGACAAGCCAGATCAATCGGACATCCGATTCGCAAGTTCCTGGACAACATCAACAAGTCGGCTGTGGAAAACGCCTGCGCGTTCGTGGATGGGGAACGGTATTACCTGTGCATTCCGACGGGGAACAATACGCAGCCGGACACTTGCCTCGTTTACGACATCGTGTTTGAACGGTGGCTTCCGTACAGCGTGAATCTTCCCGGCATTCGTTTTGGTGCTTACATCAACAACGTTGCCTACACCGGTGACGAGAACGGCCAAACGTGGCGCATGAATGACGGAACCACGGACGCCGGAACACCGATCCCGTGGCGTGTGCAATCCCGACCGTTTGACGACGGGATGAAAGAGGCGGAGAAAGAGCTTTGGGAAATGCACCTTCAAGGTCTTTTCCCGTTTGGAACGACGCTTACGGTGGAAGTTGCGCCCGATGACATTGGTTCGACGTGGTATACGATCAACTATGATCCGATAACGGCATCGAACGCGACGCAAAACCGCAACCTCATCGTTCCACTGGACACGGTTCCTTTGTGCCACTTTTACACGTACCGGTTGAGCGGAACCGGTCCTGTGACGATTCAAGAGGTTCAACGGTATTCCAGAATTCAACCTGTGCAGTACTGAGGGGGATTCGGATGCTGACCGAACAGGAAAAAGATACGATTCGCCGAAACAAAATCAGGGAATACGCGATCAAGAAATACACTCTTGAGCTTGAAAAAATCGCCCTGCAAGCCGCCGGAGACGAGGAGGGTGTAACTACACTCGACCAACGCATTGAGGCGCTACAGAAGGCGATAGCGGCCCTGGAGGAGGTAAAAACCGATGCCGATTCCGACACTGTTGGGTCTTCCGCCGAAACCGACGTTTGATGATGTGGTTAACAAGCTAAATTCGCTGGTAAAAGAAATCAACCACCTGATGCTCACGCTGGACAGTCTGAACGTCGTTTCCCTGACGGCTGACCATATCGACACGGGTACACTGGACGCCAACTTGGTCACGATTCGGTCCGATCTTGCATCCAGTGCGTTCATTCGCATTGACGGAAACGGTATGGTCATCAACAACGGCTCGTTTGATACGTTTGTTGTCAACACCAACGGACAAGTGACCATGACGGGTGCGGTGATTCAAACCGCAACTAATTTTCCAAGATTAACAATCGATCCACCGGGTCATTTTTTGCGGGCATATGCGAATTCCAACAATTATGCAGAAATTGTTTCCGTTGCTGAAACGAATACGCCGGTTATGAGGTTTCAAAATTCCATCGTAACCGGTGTTGTATATGTTGATTTAGCTCAATTTAACATACTTTCAAACTTAGATATATTTTTAAATCCACAAGTTGGATATGTCAGAATTCCTTCATGGGGACACTTATTTAACAACGCCACCGGTCGCACTCTTCAACAGGATTTGAACGCTCTCGACGCCAGAATAACAGCTTTGGGTGGATAATTCCCCTATCATGTGATATATTGGATAAAAATGACACATGGAAGGGGAACGGAAGATGAAGAAGTTTGTCTCCGGCCTCTTGATCGGTTTCCTTCTTGCGATTCCGACGTATGCGATAGCTGAACAAACATCCATGATCGGAAAGACCGTTGGGGCCGAATATCCCGTCATCATTGACGGAAAAGAATTGGAAGTCCCGGCTATTGTCGTTGATGGGAGAAGTTTTGCTCCCGTGCGGGCGATTGGCGAAGCTGTCGGTTTTGATGTGTCGTTTGAAAACCAGACGATCACTCTAACAAGTTCAAATCCACAGGGGCTCCGGGGACAACAAGCAAAAGAGGGTGAGATAATGACGGAATCCCCTCAAACAACGCAGGAAAAGCCGGAATTTGGGTATACATTGGAAAATATTGATCGCGGAATAGCTTCTGTTGAATCCAGCATAAATGGTATTAAGGCGATGATCCAAATGGAGATGAATAAGCCCGGCGGACCAATTCCAGAAATTTTGCAACGAATGAATCAGCGTTTGGCCGAAGAAGAAGATCTCTTGGAACGTTTAAAAACCTATAAACAAAAGCTACTACAAGAAGCACAAGGGACGCCTTAAACGGCGTCCTTCTTATTTTCCCTGAAAGTGAGGGATGTACATGGCTTCGACGACCGGATACGACCTCCCTATTCGGCAAGCGTTGCGTGAACGCGGAATATCGGATGCAGACATTGGTTACGACAAGGCCACGGGTTATGTGACAATCCGTGGACAACCTTTTATGCAACCGGCTCGCGTTTACATGGGAACGTCTTATGCCAATCAGCAGGACTTTGAGACGGCGTGGCAAAACTATCTTCGCAGCCAGCAGACGACAAACCAACCGCAAATTAATGTTCCAAAGGCAACCACACAACCACAGACGGTTTCCACGCAACCAGCAACGTCCCGCACCACGCCCGATTATTCGTCCATTTACAACATCGGAAATCCCTATGACCAACGGGTTGCTGAGGCGATCAGTTCTCTTCAATCGCTTATCCAACAGATTCAGCAGCCCGTCAGCCTAGAAAGCATTTATGCGTCGCCGCAATATGCCGCATTCCAGGCGCAGGCGCAAAGACAGGCGCAACAGGGCATTCGTGCGGCGCAAGAGGCGCTTGGTGCAGCAGGTTTCGGACGTTCTACGCTGCTTGGAGAGCGGGCACAGGAGATTCAAAATCTGGCAAACGAGTATTTGCAAACGCAGGTGCTTCCGCAACTTATTGCAGCAGAGGAAGCACGAAGACAAGCACAACTTGAAAACGCGCTTGCATTCATCCGTCAACTTGCCCAGCAACAAGCGGTCATGGAAGGACGGTATGAAAGCGCGGCGGAACGCGCGCTGCGTGAGGCACAGCTTACGGGTCAGTATTTGCCCGCCGAAGCCAGGGCGCTTATCGATTCGCTTCTTGAACTCAAACGTCAAGCCGAATCTCCCGGAATCACACGGGAGGCCCGTGCCGAGCTTAGCCGTCAGGCGGATGTTATCCGTTCGCAACTGGTCGGAATGGGCGTGGACCCGTCGCTCTTTGGCGCAGATGTCCCCGCGGCACAAGCGCAACAGAACATCGGGAGAGCAGGGGTTCAGACGCTTGAAGCGCAACAGTTCGCATATCAACAAGCGCGTGACAAGATCGCGGATGAACGGTACAAACAGGAATTTGACGAAGACGTGCGCCGGTTCAATCTCGAATACGCACTTGACAAAGCCGTCAAAAATCGCCAGTTGAGCCAGGAAGACGCGAGAATCGCGTTGCAAAAGGCTAACCTCAGTCTGCGCGAACAGGAACTTGAACTTGAACGCAGTCTGCGCGAACAGGAACTTGAACTTGAACGCCAGCGCGAAGCGCGGCTCAGTCAGCCGGAGCCGAAGACGGCGGAGAGCATGAGGACCTACTTCGACAGTATGGTTGTTCCTGACCCGGTGACGAACGAAATCCAGAACAAAGACCAGCTCGAAAGGGCGATTCTTGAATCCGGCCTGCCGGAGTACGAAATCTACAAACTGTACCTCCGTTACGGCCTGCCTTGGAACGGCCCGATCCCGACTCCGTAAGGGGGTGTCTGAATGGCCGAATCGTTTGTTGAACGGCGCAAACGAGAACTTGGTCTTACAACTGAACAAAAAGGCGGCATGAGTTTTGTCGAGCGGAGAAAGATTGAACTTGGTCTTTCTCCGCCCACTCCGGAATATGAGCGCATGTTGGAACAGGAACGGTTCCAGAGGGCACGGGAGCAGTACGAGCAGGCCAGGGAGAGGACCGAGCGGTTTTTCGGGCCGATTGAACAGCAGGCACTTCCGGAAAGAATTCCCGAGCCTTCTGGAAGCCTGGCACGTTCTGTTATTTTGGACAACCCGGTGGCCCGGAAAATCGAGCAGCAAACAGAAGATACGGGACGCCAAGAGATCAACGATCCGCTTTTAAGGGCCGTCGACAGTCTTTTCAGAGGACTGGGAAGGGGTGGAGAAAGAATTCGGGAGACTCCTGTCGGCCGCGCAATTGACGCACTTTTCCGCGCGGACCGGGCTATTTCGGACGTAAGGGCCGGTGCTTTGGATGCGGCGACCATCGGAGCCACGCAAGGCATCGGCAGGGCGGCGATCAGAGCGATCCCCGGGGGCGAGGAGAACTTAATGCCGATCCTCGAAGAAAGGACGAGGGGAACTCCCTATAAGGTCGGTGAATTTGCGGGTTATCTTGTTCCGGGTGTAGCGGCAGAGAGAGCCGCGGCAACCGCGCTCAGACCGCTTATTCAAAACCTCCCGCGTGCGGCGCAATTGGCCATTCGTGGCGGCACAGCCGGTGCGCTTGATGTTGCCGCACAAGAAGCCGGGGACGTAGCGTTTCGCGGCAGGGAATTTAATCCTGAGGCTATTGCCATTGGCGCTGGCGTTGGTAGTGCTATTGGCGCTATCAGTCCGGCGATTGGCCGTGCAATTAACCGTTTGCGCGAACGCCGTCAAGCAGTTTCGCGGGAATTGGAGGATGCAGCACGCGAAGCTTTGCAGACTTCATCTTCCGCAGAAAAATCAACAGGGGCCATTCAGGCACGCAGAGGACATACGCTAAGCGAGGCGATGGAAAGCATTCGTCAAGAGGTTCTTGACCGGATGACACCGCCAATTGAAAACAAGGGCCGATTGGCCAGGTGGGTTCATCAGAACCTTGACGACGAGAGCATTTCGCTTACCGAGGTTCGTAAACTTTCGCACCAAGACCTGATGGAACTTGCCGAAGAAATCCGGCGGAACATGAGCGTGTATGATACCGCGATCAAAGTAGCGCGCGAAAAAGGGATTCCGTTGGAACGCCTGCTCACGCCGACAAAGCCGACGCCAGAAATGGTTCGACGCTCCAGAATGCGTGATGTGGCGGGGGCCAACGTTTTTGCCCGGAGAACCGCGCAGGAGGCCGCGACACCTTCGCCTCCTTCGCAGATGAATGAGCCTCTGCAAACTCCGCCAGCAAGAGCGGATGAAACACCTCCGCCCCCGCCGACAACGCCGGAACAACCGCCGGAACCGGTCAAACCGTTGCGTGGCCACTGGTTCACGGAACTTTTCGGCGACGTAGGCGTTGGCATTTCTCCTTTCAGAAGCCTGCGTCGTCAAAGCGACAAGCCTCTTACTACGGCGGAGCAGATCGTGAGCCGACCGATCAAACGTGACGCGTCGAGCATTCAGGCGGCTGCCAGGGCAGCGTACCAAAACCATGTTGACTTCGCAAATCCGCTCAAGGACATTGACGAACAAGCGTACCTTCGGGCGATGGATGCTTCCCGGGCAAACAACCTTGCCAACGTTATCATCCGGGACAAGCTGGTCACGCCCGAAGGGCAAGTGATCGGCGAAGGGCTGGAAAATATCTTCCGCAAAGTTCCGCGCGGTCGTTCGCGGGACTTTCTTGATTATCTGGTTCTCCGCCATGCGGCCACACGTATGAGACTTGGGCATCAGGTTTATGACCCGTCGCTGAATATGACTGCGGAGAAGGCGGAAGAACTTGCCAGACGGCACGAACAGTTGAATCCGGGTTTTGCAGAACTTGCCCGCGAATTCGACGCGTTCATGGATCGGCTGCTGTATCATTACGGCGTGCGGGAAGGGCTGATTTCGCCAGAGCTTTACAACACTCTCCGGCAGCGTTATCCCTTCTACATTCCGCTTCGTCGGCAGTTCTCGTTCGGTGAAAAACTGCGGATGGGCAAATTTGCCTCTTCTCCGTCCGGTTTCTCCGGCCAGAAAGCGCCGATCAAGCGGGTGAGTCCGACCGGTTCGGCCCGACGTATCGTTGACCCTCGCCGGTCGATCATGGAGCAGATCGGCGCTTGGACGAACGCCGCCATGCGTAACCGCGTCATGCAACGGATTGTGGAAGTGGTTCGGCAGAACCCGGAAGAGTTCAAGGACATTATCGAGATCGTCCAGAATCCGAAGGGGAAACCGGACCTGACCAAAATCCTGCGCGATGAGGGGCCGGAGGATTTCTTGGAAGAGTTGGACAACGATTTCGTCCAACTTTTCAGGAAAACGCGCCTGGACAAGGACAACATCGTGCGGGCGATGGTGAACGGCCAGCCGGTTTATCTCCAAGTTAAGGACCCGGAGCTACTCAAAGCCTTAGCCGGCATGTCGCCCGATACGGCGAACTTCGTGCTCAAAGTGTTTGAAGAACTCAGCGTTGCCACCAAACGAGGCGCGACCGGCGTTTTGGCTCCGATGTTTGCCGTTCGGACACTGACGGCGGATTTAGCACAGGCGCTGATCCAGTCGAAGAACCCGGCGGTTCACCTTTGGGACTTCGGCCACGCTGTCATCAGTTCCCTTGCGGACACGGTTCTGCCAAGAAACGCGCGGTTTGGCCAAAGCCTTCGCGCGTTGGCGCAGGAATACCGACGTGTGGGCGGCATCTATTCCGCCGTCATGCGGGGAGAACAGCGGCTTCAACGCGGCGTCATGCGGATGAATCGCTATCCCATCCTGTCGCCGCAATACGTAGCTCAACTTGCGGCACGTACCGTTTCGTTGCCCTTCCGGGCGCTTGAAGCCGTCGCAAACATTTCGGAAAACGTCAACCGCATGGCCGCGTTCCGCAGCGAAATGCGTCGTCTTGGTTTCGAGAGGACGCCGGAGAACATCCGTCAGGCGATGGAGGCGGCACGGGAAATTACGGTCAACTGGAGCCGCCGGGGACTGCAAAGCCGCAACATCGAAAAGGTTGTCCCATACCACAATGCGGCGGTTCAGGGGCTTCACCGGTTCGCCAAGGCGTGGAAGAAGAACCCAATCAAGACAACGGCCATGGTCATGGCGGGTGTGATGCTTCCGAAACTGTACGAATATCTGCAATTCCATGACGATCCGGATTATCAAGCGCTCCCGGCCCGGGAGAAGTACCAGAACCTGATCGTCGCCAAGAACCCGGACGGGACATTCGTCCGCATCAAAATGCCGTATGAGTATGCGGCACTCGGAGCGTTTATGGTCGATTCCCTGGAAGCGGTACGGGACGGCAATCCCATCGCCTTCAAAGGTGCGGCTGACGCGCTGGCTAACACCTTCACGCCGCCGTTCATATCCGGCGCTTTGCAGGGCGTCACGCAGGGCGGAGGATTCGAGCAGTCGCTTGCGGGAGCCATTCATTCTACGGTTCTCGGTCCGTGGGTGGCGGTCATGTCTAATCGAAACTGGGCCGGTCTGCCGATTGAATCCATGGCGCTTCAGGACCGGTCGCCGATGTACCGTTACGACGAGCGCACGTCCGCCGTGGCGAAGGAACTCGGCAAACTCCTGAACTTCTCGCCGAAGAAGATCGACTACGTTATCCGTGCCTACGGCGGCGACCCGGCGCGGCTGCTCCTGCCGCTCACATCGCCGGTCGGTGCCGGTCGTCCGCGCGAAACGCTCCTGCGGACGTTCATCATCGACCCGGTGTTCACCAACACGTTGCAGGACGACTTCTACAAGGCGCGGGAACGGCTTACGCAGGCGAAACGGGACAACGTGGAAGTCGGCGCTCCGCTTCCTCCGTGGTACAGCGAAGAGCTCTACCGGAAAGTCACGTCACGGGCGAAAGGGTCGCTTTCCAGCAAGATCGATGCGCTGCGTGACAAGAAGACGCAAATCCAGCTCGACCGCACAATACCGACCGTGGAGAAGGCGCAGAAGATCAGGGACATTCAGCGCCAGATCAACGAAATGCTCATCGACATCAACGCTGAACTGTATGAAGCTGGCGTACCAATGAGATGAAAAGGGGCCTCGCTAATGCGGGGCCTCTTCATATCGGGGGTGGTTCCGTTGAGTGAAAGGGATGTGGGGGAAATCCTCCAGCGGCTTTCCAGGTTGGAAGGAAAGCTGGACATCATGCTTGAAGATCGGGAAGTCATCGCGCAGGCAATGGCAACAGCAAATGAGGCGTTACAATCCTCAAAATCCGCCCATCATCGGATTGATGAAGTCAAGTCGGACGTGTCGTGGGCTTGGCGAACGGCTGTTGGTGCCGTGATCGGGGCCATTATCAGCTTTATCATACGTTTTTGGGAGAGGTGATACCATGGAAACCATCGCAACGGACATTCTGTCTCTTGCCGCCGTTGTCGCGGCGTACGTGGGTGTGGTGAAGGCGTATGGCGTTGATCCGAAGCACAGCCATGTCATCGCGCTTGTGATTGCGGCGGTGTTTGTGCTGGTGCCGGAATTCATTCAGCAGAAGCTGCTTCTCATTTCGGTCGTGGGTCTCACAGCCAGCGGCGCGTACCAGTACGTGAAGAAACGGGATGATGGAAATGGCCAAGGGAATTGACTGCGCGCAACCTCTTACGCTTGAAAAGGCGAAAGCGATCAAGGCCGCCGGTTATGAATTTGTTTGCCGTTACCTGGTGCCGGAGCGTTACGCTTGGAAACGGCTGACGCGGGCGGAAGCGGAAGCGATCACGGCGGCTGGCTTGAAGATTGTTTCCGTCTTTGAGACGACCGCAAGCCGTCCTGCTGGCGGGTCCGCTGCCGGTTCTGT